CTGCACCGACTGCCAGCGACGAACCGGCGCGCCTTTCGGCGTCGGTGCGTTCTATCCAACTGACACGGTCACGATCTCGGGGCGCCCGAAAGAGTTCGTCCGCGATGGCGGCAGCGGCGCAAAGGTCCGTAACTATTTTTGCCCCGACTGCGGTTCAACGGTGTACTGGCGTGCAGACAGGCTGCCGACCATGATCGGCGTCGCCGTCGGCGCGATCGCCGATCCGGAATTTCGTGCGCCCGCGATGTCGGTGTTCGAACAATCCAAGCATTCCTGGGTCGAGATCACCGGCGCCGAACATTTCGCGCAGGGCAGTGCGACCAAAGCTTCGCGCTGAATGGCATCTGCTGAATGGTATCTCAGGGGTGGTGCCGGCTGAGGGGATTGAACCCCCGACCTTCGGTTTACAAAACCACGACACACCTCGGCCACCGCAGTCCTATCAAGCTCTTAGCCGCTCCGGCATCGGCAGCAGGGGGCGCTGAAATGCAGCGCGGCGCAGCAAGTCGGGGACAGTTCGGGGACAGTCCCTCCGAAATGGAGAATTCCATTCTCCTTGGCTTCATGGGGATGGTGTAGGCGCCCATCCTCAGTATCGGCCGCATCGCCCGTGTCTATCCGCGCACCCCTTTGACGCCCCCAGGGCGGTGGGGGTGGGGATAGCGCCGAAGGCGGGGCGTTCAATAAATCAGCTGCACAGGCGGCGCGAGACCATCCACATGATGTGCAGGGCCATGGCCCATCCGGCAACGGCCGCACTGACCATCAGCCAGCAATCACGGTCAAACCGTTTGAGGAATGTCGGCATCGGATTCTCCCTGGCCCATGGAGAGGTGATTTGCGAATCAGCGTCAATACTGGGGAGAGGCGCGTACGGGCCGAGAGGGCAGAAAAAAGTTATCCCATGTCAAGGTAGGCGGCCGGATAGTTATTCACACCCTAAAGCGTTGACGGCTTTGCCAGATTCAGAAATCAAGTGCCAAGCTGTGGAAATCGACGGCTGAAATCACCACGGGATAAGTGATGCTCATTATCCGCAATGGCCTTTCCGTCAAGGCGTCCATCGGATAAGCGGGAAGTAGGTAGTGCTTTGGCGAGCACTACCTACAGCCTGGTGGAGAGCCGACGGCATCTCCTCCGCAACGTTGAGCGTTGTCGCTTCCCCCAGGCTTTCTGTCAATCACATAGCGCGCGGGCAAAAACCCGAGTTGCGCAACGGAGAGCTATTGCCATGTCGGATAAGTTGCTGGTGAGCCTTTGGGGCGTCAGTATCAACGCGGAAGGGCTTTGGGCCATCGCTGCTGCAATCATCATCGTCTGCATCGTCGCCGCGGTAGTCGTATGGGGCCGTGCTTAGACCTAAGTGGTGCTTGAAGGACGGCTCGCGCTGCTTTTCAAGCGGGCCATGTCTAGCCAAGAACAAGAGCCGCTTTACCGCATAAGCAAAGATGAGCGCTGGGTCGCTCCATCCTACAGAATGCGTCGGATGCTCCGCCGCGTGTGCAAAGTGCATGAAGCGGATACGCTCATAGACTGCGTCCGATACGAGACTTATTGGCGCCGTCTTCACCCGGCCTCGGAACTGAAGTTACTCCTGGAGGCGCTGGTTGCCGAACACCCTGACGGCAAATGGCCCGACTTCCTTGGCAATGAGTTCAAGCTCACTAAGGACAACACGCTCCCGTTCATCCTCATGTGGGAGCAGCCTCTCGGATGGTACGATACCCGTTAGCTCTTCGAAGCTAAGAGGGCATCATTGGCTTGAACCCAAACACCTTGGCCAACTGCAACCACTCCATCTTCGGCCCGCAGATTTAAATCATCCACGAGAGCCTGGAGAGCTTCACGCACCCCCGCAGACGGTGCGGCTGGCGGCTGAGCCATGTTCGACAGCTGCCCGAGCTGGAAAGCCCGTTTAAGGGCAGCCCATAGCGTCACGACGTGCATGTTTCGGCGCTTGGCGTCGTGGACTTCTTGAAGCGTTTGGCACTTCATTATTTTTGTGCCCAAGAACTCCATCTCCTGCATCGTAGCAGCTTGCTGCGGGGATGCTGGGCGGGTCATCGCGGCGGCAAAGGCGGTAGATAACTCAGCTTCTACCCTTCCACACGATGCTAAGCGTTCTTTGTGACCAAGCGTGTAGCTATATTTGGTGGCTTTGACGAGATACCAACCACCCGGCAATTCAATCCGGCTCGGCGCTGTGGTGTTTGGGGTATTCATGCTGCCACCCTCTCACAGGACGTGAGCGGAATATCAAAGGTGACGATAATCGTACGGACCATGGTCCCACTCGACCGAAAAGCACCCTCGGGGAGTAGTATGAAGCGGCCCCCCATCTCTTCGACAAAGGTTCTGAAAAAGTTGCTCTTCGCGTTTTCACGAAACTCAATGCCGGCGGACATTACAGACACCAGCCGACCGCCAGGCTTTAAGAAGTCCGCGGCGTGCATGATGTGTTTTATGTCAGCCTGCTTCGAGAAGGGTGGGTTCATAATCACCCGGTCGTAAATCGGCACCGGCTTTTGCGCCAAGAAGTCGGCTTGCATCGCCTCATCTGCGAGAAGCCCCACGACCTCGAAATTCTTCGGGAACAATTCGATGGCAGTGACCGTGCAGCCAGCTTGCTTTGCGGCCTTAACGATGGCGCCACGGCCAGCGCTTGGTTCAAGGATGCGCATACAGGGCTTCGGGTCGGCCAATTCGATGAGCCGCGCCACCACGTCGGACGGGGTTTCAAAAAACTCAAAGTCTCGCGCGGAGGAGATCTCGCCAGTGAAAATAATAGGTTCAATGGCCTCGGCGGCCCCACCCTCGAACAGGTGAGCCTTTTCCTTCCGGCTCCACTTTCCGCCAGCGGCTTCTAGGGCCTCGTTGGCAGCGACGTAGTCTTTTCGGTCGAGCTGGCGCGTAATGCGTAACTGTTGCCCGTTGATTTCCGAATTGGCGAGAATTTCAACAATGTGTGGTGCAATTTTCAAATCCTTCTCTTTCTCTTAGATTAAATTGCTCTCAGCAAAGCCGCTGATGTTGCCGCACTTGGCGACGATAGCAGCGCGGAGTTCTTGCAAGAAGTCTTCGCTCTCCAGCTCATCCCGGTCGGCATCAAGCAGAACCTCTTGAGCCTTGATAGGCTTATCGAACATGGCGCTGATAACGGTGCATCCGCTGGGGTGCTTCCATTTGAATCCCTCGGCGGTGAAGGTAAGGCGGTGAATCTGGCGCTCAGCGTAGCCTACTCGGTGTCCGTTCCAAGTGCAGGCTGCTTCTACCCGTTCGGGCTCGTCGGTCTCTTTGCCGATAAGCTCAATGTCGTAATCTGATTGAAAATCATCCAAGAAATCTTGGGTTTCATCGGTCAGATATGGTGCGTTTTGCATATTGATTTCTTTCCTTAAGCCACTGAATCGTGCGCCGAAGGAAAGGGGTCGTCAATAAAATTCGGAAAAATAAAATCGGGGCCGCGCAAATTCTGCTTAAGGAAAGAGCGGACCCCTGGCCTCCTCGAAAGGAACGGTTGGCCAAAGCTCTCACACCCTTCCATTCTCGGCAAGCGCGCTTTAAGGTCCGGCCTTCGTTAAAGGTGCCTGATGAAGAAACAGAAGCCGTTCACTCCGCCTCCCGAGCATGAGTTAGGCCGCAAGGTCATCCTCGGCTTCATGGGCCTTGGCGTAAACGACATGAAGTACACGCTCGAAGCAATGCATCGTGTATACGATAAGGCCCGTAAAGCTCATGACGAGATGATGGCGCATGAGTTGCGGCGCCTCGAAGTGGAGGAGAAGAAAGCTGCGGGCTTCAAGAAGACCAGGGCGAAGCCTAAGCCAACCCATCGCAGCAAGAAGGACCGCAAGCTCACGTGGACGGGTAGGGGCTCGATGCCGCGCTGGATGCGGGAGGAGATGAAGGCGTTGAAGTTGAAGCCAGATGCGTTCCTCATCAAAGCGCGGTAGGTTTTGGAACTATCCCCATGGTGTTCTCACCGATTGGGAGGACACTCAGGGTATTCGGCATGTCTTCAAGGCGGCAAAAATCTGCGGCAAAGCCGGGTGGGACCGACAACACTGGTACGGCTCGATGGTTCACTTCCGCTTCACGGACCTAGACGAAGCGATCATTTTCGCCGTCATCACAGAAGGCGAACTTTTGTGAGTTAGCAATCAGCGGGCTCACTTCTCCTCCACATGTTCGATGAAGGTGATGCCTCCGATGCCGTGGTCCATTGCATGAAAAACTGTGATGCCTGAAGCATTCAACATAACGCTCCAGACCTCCCCCAGGTCATCATAGGCTGCGAGAATTGGCTCAGGCGTACAGTCCTTCTCCCACTTTGGTCCGACGTCGTAGCGCTTGCCGTCCAACTCGCCGACTTCGGCAATTACTTCCTCGTCCATCTCAAACGTTTGAGGCTTAGCGTGGGCGAAGGTATTGCGCAGCTCCTTCATCGCTCTCATGCTACTGAAAGGGCGGACCTTCCAATCAGGTGCCATTTTCAACGCGGCGAAAACCTTGTCTTCTTTAGTGTCAGTGCCCCATCGCTCCTTCCAACCCTTCACCAGCTCGGCGCCGAAGAAGTTGAGGTAAGCTTCGAATGCGAAGGCGATCATAGTCGAGCAGGCCATGCAGTCATGGAACAGATGGTCGTGTTTGCCTGAGGCCAGCTTGTCTTTGATAATCTGCTGGAGATACAGCGCAGCGCCGTCGAGGTCGTTATGCGGGCGAACGTGCCGGGTCTCCTGGACACGCGCCTTTATCCTCTTCGCCATAACGCACCTTTCTGCCCCGCCAAGCCAACTTGGCCGTCTTCGGCGCAAAGCCTAGCCTCGGCTAATATTCGTGGAGGTTGTATGGCCGGTATCGTAGCGAGTTTCAAAGCGCTGTCACTGGACGAGATGATTGAGGCGTACCCGCATATCACCGCGTTGCTGGCGGCAGCCAAAGACGCTCGGCGGCAGGAATTGGAGAAGGAAATTCGAGAGCTGGGCTTTCGGCCCGGTGAAGCCCGGAAGCCGCCCGCAGTGGCGAAGTACCGGGGTCCTAATGGGCAACCGTATTCCGGGAGGGGCGCGTTGCCAAAGTGGGCAATCGAAGCAGGGGTGACGACCAAGGAAGGAATGGAGAAATTCAGGGTCTGAAGGTGCATATCTCCGCCGGGGGTACGTGCCTCCATAGCTTCCGAGTATTGATTTGGGAGATCAGCTGAGGCGTTACCTCGTACCAAGTAGCAACATCGATGCCCATATAACCAGCTTCAAGGAGGCGTTTGATGTAGGCTACTTGGCTTCTGACGAGAACTGCATTGTGCTTTTGCTCACCCCTAAGCACGCTCACGCCACCCGGTAAGTGGCGGCCCTTGTCGTAGGCGTCCTTGAGGTTCTCGGAGTGTGTGCCAGCCCAGAGGTGCCGGGGATTGCAGCAGGGGCGGTTATCGCATTCGTGGCATACGACGTTGCCATCGGGCGGCAAACGCTGGTTCGCGATGATCCAGGCAAACCGATGAGCGGTGACGCTTTTCGGCTTTTCGATGCAAAATATTCCGTAGCCGCTTGAGGAGATGGCGCCGATCCATGGCCAACATTCGTTGGGGCCGCGCCTGTCTACTTTACGCAAGAATCTTTCAATGACATGTTGTGGGAAGTCCACGAACCTCGCTTTCGTTGGATTGATGACCGCCTGTTCGAGCAGGCGGTTTTATTGTGAGGTCTGCGGGTCACCTCGTCCAGAAAATTCACAGGCCACCGACCCGGTACTGGGCGTAGAGGGTCAGACCCAAGCCCACCCACAGCGCCACCTGCATCACGGTCAGCGCCCATAGCGGGACCGTTGGCAGCCATTGCAGCGCTGGTGACTTCGCCAGCTGAATGACCATGCGCTCGTGGGCGCGGACGAACCGGGCAATCATCTGGCATACCCTTCTACAAACTCATCCCCGAAAAGCCGGGCGAAATCTTCATAAGCCCATGGCGAGGCCTTTGGACCAAACTCAATCGCACAATCTGGTGTCATTGCGACGGCGGCTGCTGCAAGTTTCTTCACGAGGTCGAGTTGAGCGTTCGTCGGTCCACGGTCGGGGTTGGGATAGAGCTTCACCCTGGCAATCCTGGCCCTCGTGAATGGACGGTGCTCCTTGTACGTCCCATCCTCGTAAATGGTGAGGGTGGGCCTTTTCACGTCGTCATAGGCGAAGGAAACGTGCTTGGGCATGATGCACCTCGCGGCGGATTCTAGTCAGAAAAAAGCCCTCCGCAAGGGAGGGCAAGTCTGGGGGAGGAAGGGTTGGGGTTTCCCATCGAAGGGAGCTGCACCGCCTGGTCAGCACCCCAAGCTCGATGTTCACGTTGAGCAGAGGTCTGCGAACGGATGCTTCGTAGTGATGTTGCCGGGGAAGGGCGATGTGCCTTCCTTGAAGACAAGCTCCACGGTCGGGTCCAGGCTCGTGGCGACGTTCGCGAGATGCGCGATTGCCAGCCTCTGGTAGTCGTTCGGGAATTCTTCGCCGAAGACGACGCCGACGCGGGTTTGCCGCCGTTCCAGATTGGTCAGGGCGATGATGTCGCCGTTGATCTCGATGAAATGGGTATAGGTCGCGTGATTGCTCACGCGCTCAAACGTGATGCTCTGCATGATGATGTCTCGCTGGTGAGTGTGCGAGCATCGTGAGTCAGGAAGTTGTATACCGCAACGAGCTTGAGGGGGCGTGAGAGCGCATAAGAAAGTCCCCCTCCGAAGAGGGGGAAGTCGTCAGCACCTTGCGAGTCCTAAGCTCTCAACGCGGCTTTCTGTGTCCCTGACCGCGCCAGCGTGCCTCGTCGCTGCTCTGGGAAGAATCGCACTGACGAGCTTTCGCTATCCGAAGAGGTCGAGCTGCGGCGGCGCAGGTATATCGACGACGCCGTTGTCTTCTATGAACTTGGCGGTCGTCATGTCCTCGCTTGCCCAGGGGAATTGAAGCAGTTCGCACGTAGGACAAGGCGAGTTCTCGGGCTCGGGCGTCTCTCTGGTCCACTGCATCAGCTGGTGATCCCAGTCGCAGCGGTACCAGTGGCGATGCATGTTAGTCGCCATCGATATCCTCGTCAGCGTAGTAGTTGCTGTCCGTCAGCACTTCCGGCCGGTAGTGCGAGAGCTTTTCGTCCTCACACTTCGGGCAGACCCTCGCTAGGGGAATTCCGCGGGCATCGTTTGCCCAACGGGAAGATAAGCCGCTGCCACATGGACAGGGGCGTGCGTCGTCGATCGCCATAAGCGTCTCCGCAGAAAAGGTTGAAGATGTTTGGTTGGTGCGACGAATCTTGCGCCGCCGGTCATTCCTCGTAAAGTCGAAAGATCGGGGGAGGGATTCTTATGCTTGTGATTTTAGCTGTACTCGCCGCAATGATGAGCGTCGGCATTGGAGTAGGAACTGCCTATCAAGTGTACCTATTTCTTTGGCGCCCGGAGCAGACGCTCGGCTTCAATCGGGTGACGCAGCGCGAGAAGATGCTTCGATATGCAGCAATCGTCGCCACGATGATTGGCGTAGGCTACATGATCTACAAGGGCGTTGAGGGCATGCTCTGGTGGATTCCGCGAAGCTGGGTGCAAATCGACGAAGACGGCGACGCGCAGTGGATTGGCCACAGCATCGCAGGGCTGGCCGCATTTGTCGGTTCGTTGCTCGTCACGTCGAAGCTGGAAGAAGTCGCAAGAGAGCTTGTGCGCTTTCGGGAGAATGCCAGTAACAAAAGCTCTTGATGTATACGACTTCTCTCCGCAAGCTTGGCTTCGACGGCTAGGGCGTGCAAACGCAATAGCCTGAAAGCAGGCCCATACTCCTGTTGCCGTCGGCGTTTTTCAGTATGGCGCCAACACAATGAAAGTATGGAGCATTGAATGTCTCGTCAAAATTGATCTGCGTCTGCGCTGCGCGGTCGGCATACAGCTGCAGTGTAGTCCTTCCTAAATACGCTCCCAAGCAACCGGATCACCATCCAGAGGATGAGTGCTATTGCGGCGATTATCGCAGAGACCATGTTGGTGGAACGGGCGCTTGTGTCTTCACATTGAATAACCCGCGTGGCGGCCACCCCTTCGACACTCATTGCAATGAGTTTCGCTTGGTAGGCAAGGCAGGATGGCGCGACGCATGAACAAATTGCGCAAACCCGAGAGCGACTTTACTCAAATCCCGAACGGCCTGTTTCGCGATAAAGGCCTGAGCCTCAAAGCCAAAGGCGTGTACTGCCTTCTATTCTCAAAGCCAGATGATTGGGTGTACATCGAAGAGGTTCTGGTGCGTGAGAGCACTGATGGCCGTGATGCCTTCCGGTCTGCAATCACCGAGCTGGCTCGCGCTGGCTGGTTGAGCAAGAAGCAGGTGCAAGAGAAGGGCTCCTTCGGTCACACCGAGATATGGCTCCACACCGTCGCCGGAAAACCCGTCGACGGTTTATCCGTCGACGGAAAATCCGACGCTACTAATACTGACCTTACGAACACAGATGAAATAATCCCCTCTGTATCCCCCCAACCAACGAAAGCCTCCAAACGTGCAAACCTCCCTCTCCGAAGCCTTGACGAATTTCTGCAAGACAGCGGAGGTCAGCCGCCAAAGGAATTCTCCGACTACGCCGCTAGCCTCGGGTGGACACCAGAGTTCGCTGGAAGCGTTTGGACAAAGTTCTGCCGGTACTGGCGAAGCCCTGATGCAAAGGGCGGTGGTCGTAAGCGGGACTGGCTCAGCACTTGGCAGAACTGGTGCGATCGAGAAGCCGCGAACCGCGGCGGAGGCGGAAGCTCTCGCAGTAGTCCTAACAAGGGACTCGCTGCCGCCCTCGATTTCAGCCTGGCTGCACGCAATGGAGCAACACAGCCTGGTGGCGGCGTCAGTGGGGGGCAAGGCTCCGGCGATGCCTGCGTTGACGGAGGCGGAACGGTCCCAGCTATCCCAGCAGGTGAAATCCCTTTCTGAGATCCTGCAGCCTGCAAGGGAGCGCGGCCCCGAACTGGAAGTCGCCATCGGCAGCATGTTCGCGGTCATGAATGTGTTCACCGGGGATGAAGCTAAGCTCAAGCTGCAGGTGGCAGGCTGGTGCGAAGCCCTGGGCGATTACCCGCTGTTCGCCATCCGCAAGGCGGCGAAGTGGGCGGTGACGGGGAGGGAGAAGCTGCCAAGCGTGTCCGCCTTCATCGACGACGTGAGGCTTGCGATGGGCGGCAACGTGATGGAGCGGCACCGGCTGCTTCAAAAGCTAACTCAACAGAAAGTGGGGTGATTGGAATGGAATGAAGCTCGGCTCGAAGAGTTCTGGAGCCACGTAGTCAAAGGAGGCCCCGAGCAATGCTGGCTCTGGTGTGGCCCAATCTTAGACGGCAGGTATGGGCGTCTCTGGAACATCCCGGCGCACCGGCTGAGCTGTGAGATCGTCAACGGGCCAATCCCGCCCGGCATGCTGGTGATGCATTCCTGCGACAATGGCTTTTGCGTCAACCCTCGGCATTTAAGTGTCGGCACTCCCGCGGAGAACATGGCCGACAAAATGAGGAAAGGGCGGAGCGGCACTACCAGGCTCTGCGCGTCAGAGGTGCGGGAAATTCGCGCCCTTCGGGAACAGGGATACTCCTTTCGGAAGATTGCCGCTGAGACGGGCGTAGCTCTTTCGGGAGTCCATGGGATAGCGAACCGCCGAAAGTATTACTGGATACCCTGACCCGCTAAATATAGCGGCTTGCGTTTGTTCACGTTTTGCCCCCATTCTACTTGGGAATTTTCCCAGGTTGTCCATGCCCACACTCGAATATCTCCGCTCGGAAATCGAGCGCATGCGCACGCAGATAGGTCGGCAGCGCAAGGAAATCCTCCAGCTTCAACGTGCCGGGATAGGGACGGCCTCGGCCGAGGCGCTCCTGGCCCGGATGCAGGCCAAGGTGGACCAGCTCGTTGCCCAGCGGGATGAGATGAAGGGTGCTCAGCCGCGGGAGGCGAAGCCGCGGGTTCTGGGTGGTCGAAAGTGGTAGATGGACAACCTTCGACGCTTTCCGGCGCCGTGGACGATGGAAGAGGACAAGGACGGCTTCCGCGTCTTCGATGCAACCGGTTTTTACATCTGCGGCGTCATGCACCGCGAGGACCTGCACAGCCACGGCTACCAGTACGCCAGCCAATTCCTCTCCCGCGATGAGGCGAGACGAATTGCTAAGGCGATATCCCGGCTGCCCGAGCTGCTGAAGCGGCCGCAGTATTGAGCCGCCGCCACCTCCCGGCAATAATGAGCCGGGGGGAAGCACCATGGAGTCATGGCTTATTGTGCTGGTCATCGCTGGCGGGTGGTACCTGTGGCAGCGTTCGAAGAACCAGGAGAAGGCGACGGCCGCCAATGAGCGGCTGGAGAAGGACAGGCGCCTTTACGAGCACATCAAGACTGGAATGCGGGAGTATCACTGGCGTGAGCGCGACCAGCCGCTATGGCGGGCCAAGCACGGTGAGAGGGTCTTCGAGACCGCTCACCTCATCGCCTTCCACCTCGACCATTTCGCCGAGAGCCGGGTTGGCTTCTACTTCAAGGACCTGGACGAATACGGGATGTACAGCTTCTTCGCCGGCAACGATGACGATTTCATCGAGAGCTATTACCGGACCGACCGGGACTTCCAGAAGGAAGGTGTCCTCTTAGCGGGCGACGACTGAGCCCAATGAGGGGATGTGATCTGCTTCACGTGACGCCTTTGTAAAACTTTTTCGGTTGACGGATTTCCCCGAATATACGGACAAAATCCTCAAGAAAATCAGACACTCAGCGCGGTCATTGTGAGTCGAGTTAACGCCGGTCAAATTTTTAGATGGCTCCAGCGTGAATCAATTCGCTTGCGAGTCTTACAATTTCGGGTCTTATGAATCTTAGTCGGCGACGCAGAATCCAAACTTAAATGGAGAGCTGCGCCTATGTCTGATCATCCCGAGCTGCATGTTAAATTCCTGGGCCTGAGCCTCAGCGCTAAAGGCGCGCTGGCGATCTGTGCCGCCTTGACCATCGTTCTGTCCGTGCTCGCCTTCTACCGGTTTTGATTGACGCTCGCTTGCGATCGGCTCACGATTCCGGCCATGCAAACATCTCAACCTGTGAAGCGGCGTCGGCCCGGACGGCCGAGCCTTTACAACGAACGAACCGTACCCGTTCGCGTGCCAGCCAAACTCGTGGACGAGGTTAAAGCGCTTCTCCGCAAGGCCCCGCGCAAGCTTCCTGTGTACGTTGTCGGAAAACCGATCAAAGCTCTTTGATTGGGCCGCAAATTCGTGCTCGGCTTGGATCTAGGGACAACCCTCGGCGTAAGTAGGGTGTATCTGGATGGAGGACTCGATGCCCAGGCACTTCGGTTTGAAGGCAACATCGGCAGCCGGACGGTCGGCGTTCACAGGATCGTCCAGCGCTTCGCCGGACCGGATTGCATCGGCGTCTGTATCGAAGAGCCATTCTCCGGACAATTCAGCAGTGTCAAGGCGCTCTTCCCCATGCTCGGAGCTGCCGTACTCGCCTGCGAGTTGGCGGGGCTGCCATGGGCGACGATCCATCTCAGTAAACTGAAGATACTTGCGACCGGAAAAGGCAACGCCAAGAAGCCCGAGATGCAGGCTGCCGCGAAGGCTCGCTGGGGAAAAGACCTCGGCGAGGATGAGGCTGACGCCGCGTGGACTGGAGCTTACGCCCTAGACCACCAGCTTTTTGGCTAAGTCTGACTCCTCCACATTCTTTCGGTCATTTGGAATGAAGAAGCTGCGGTCGTTCTGGGAGTCTATCGAAAACTGAGCCCTCACAAGCGCCACCTGCGAGTGGTCATGCGCCCAAACGTACTTGATGGCATTGCGGACCACTTGTTTGTTGTAGCTCCGCACTACATCGAGCGGATTGTAGGCATGGATTTCCCGGGTAGTCTGCTTGTCATTGGCAGCCAGAAAGAGATTTGTGGGGCTGATTGCGATGGCGAGGTGGCCGCCCTTAACACCAACACCATTGGTCATCACAATCGGGCGGTCAGAAGTGAGGAATCGGTATTTACTCCCGCCAACGTCCAGGACCGACCAATCCATGGCGTTGATGAAGTTTCCGATGTTCTGATTGTCTATGAAGCGTTGAAGAGCCAAAGCAGCGTATTGCTCACTGGCAAGCTGGTCGAAGGGCCCTAACGGCTCGGACGTGGGATCTTCCCGTAGCAGTCGCTCCCGCTCTCGTTCCCAGTGCTCGGGTAGACCATCGACCAGCCTGAACTTGATCTCGGCGACCGACTTTGGTGAACGGATAAGGAGAGCGATAAGAAAGCGTGACCAGGCGCTCCGCATGTGAGCAGACCAGTCGTCCATGTGCCTGCGATTAAGTTTTGCCAGCGCGTAGGAGGCCCAGTCGTCCACGAGCTTAAAGAAGCGGCTCTCGATCAATTCAGCCTTATCGTCTGGGAGGCCCGGGATGCGATATAGTCCCCGGACGTATCCGGTGGCGTCCGGATATTTGTACTGCCCCTTCACGATGCCGTTGTAGGGGGCGCTGAATTCCACGAGTCGTCCATTGCCGGGCACCGCTTTGGGGGGCGCCCACTGCTTTAGATAAAACACCGGGATATAGTGGTGCTTCGGGAGTTTTGGCTCCTTGGCCATGACCGACTCATCTGTGGGGATACCGCAGATTAGTTGTTGGCCTTGAGCAATTCAACCTTGGCCTCAGCTTGACGAATTGCGGCGATGTTGATTGCGGTCTGGCGGCGGCCCCCTGCTTGGCGGGCCGTGTAGTGGCAGCACACTTCCCACACCTGCGCGATTGGGATGTCCCAGAGCTTAGCGAGGCGCCGGACCTCGTAGTGAGTCTCCGGCGCGACCGTGATTGTAGTCTTCGTCTTGTTCTTCATGCGGCGGCCGCCTTGACTGGCTTGACCTTGACCTGAACGGCGTAGGTGGGCTCAAGAGGCATGCCCTTGCCAGCCATCCACACGCCGGTCTTCTCCCAGTCAATTACTGGGCTGATTTTTTCGGTGATGCATTCGGCGGGCAGCTCTTTCATGCTGACGCCGTAGTTGCGCTCCAGCCAAGCTCCGCTCATTGCTTCCTTGGTGAGGATGGAAACGACACCATCGCCTTCCAGGTTGGTCTCGCCGGTAGCTTTGTGGCGGCCAAGGAGCTCCTTCCGGATTTCGTCGAAATATGCGTAGCGCTCGTCTGCATAGGCGCGGGCATCCCGCGCCTCCTGCAGCAGCTGTTCGGTCGTCATCGTCTTGATGTTCTCCATGATGACGGCCTCCTAGAATGGGATTTCGTCATCGAAGGGCGCGTCGGTAGAGACGACCTTGACAGCGTTCGCGATAGCGACGCCATTCATGCCCTTGAACTCGCTGGATTCGCCAATCTTCTTGCGAATGAACTCAGGAAGCTTGTCGAAACCCTCCTGGTCAAACTCCACATCCGAGCCCTCGCGCGGGAGTAGGAAGAGCGTAGACGCATTGACCTGCGCCGGAGCGCTCATGCCTTTGATCATCGGCTTGGCGTCAATGACGTTCTGGTAGCCCTTGCTACCATCTTCGTTGATGGTCGTCGCCAAGGTGAGGCGGCAGGGCACCCCGAGAAGCTTGGTGATGTCGAAGCCTTTAAGCTCGTCCTCAGTGAACGGGCGCCCGCGCCAAGCTTCCAGGAACTTGCGGAAGTTTGTCGCTTTATCAGGGCTGCCGAGCGACGGGTTGAAGATGCGGTCAACGGTGAACGGCTTGCCTGCGTGGTCTCCGCTGCTCATGTAGCCAGAGCCTTCGCCGGTGAGATTGTCCCCGTGCAGCTCCCAGCCAATGCGGACAGATGCTTGCGGGTTGCCGTAGCTGTTTATGTGGGTGCCGGTGTCAATGAACCGATTGCAGATGGCGATGTATTCGCCGTCGTTGGGGCGAGGGTATTCCTTCTTCTCGCTCTGTTTAGCTATGTAGCCACTCATTTCCTCTCTTTCTCTTAGTTGGTGGTTCTATCAACGCCGCGCCGGAGCAACATGCCCAGGTCGGCATCAACATCGTATCCGTGCTTGCGGATGGCATCGCGGAATGCCGCTGAGCCCATCTCGCCGGAAAGGTCATCAATCAAACGCGCAAGCTCGCCGACGCGGCGCTTGTGCTCTGCTTCTTTGAAATCAGGAAGCACCGAAACGGCGCGCCCTCTCGTCTCTGTTTGCATAGTCATTTCTCCTGTTGTGAAAACAGGATGAGTCGAGAAGTCGTATACAGCAACAAAAAACGTGCAGAATTTACGTGGCAAATTTGCCACCAAAAATTTGTTGACGGGATTCCTGATGTGACTCAGCATGACGGTAACAACAGGAGATCGAACAATGACTATCAGGAATACACTAATAATCGCTGGCTTCGCGATGTGCGGCTGGTTTGGCATGGGCGCTGTGATGGCGCACGCAATCGTCAACCAATAGAAAGCGAGGGATTTGGAAAAGCTTAAGATTGAAGCCGGTAAGTATTATCGGACCCGTGACGGACGAAAGGCGCGTATCGACTGCATCATCGAGCCCGTGATGGGAAAACTGAAGTACCCGTGCGTGGGCGAGTTGGAAGGGTGGCTGTCTAAAACGCCACCGTCATGGCAACTGGACGGCTCATTTGATAGTGTAGAAAGAGAGCAAGACCTCGTAGCCGAGTGGAAAGAGCCCAAGCGCATCAAGGGCTGGATGAACATTTACGACCAGCTTCATGAAGATTTGCAAGCCACTGTTGTTGCGGAAGGCTCTGCATTCCCTGGCACGACTATCTTCTCAAACAAGTTGAAAGCAGACGAGGCCGCGGTCAAAGCCGCTGCATGGTCGGGTAATCGCATCGCTTGTGTCGAAATCGACGTCCTCGAAGGCCAAGGCGTAGATGGGAGCGCCCGATGAATGCGCATCCTCTCATTCTTTCGTCCCAATCCGCCTGAACCCACCCAGCATCAGCTTAACGTCCAGGCTCGCGTCGTCGAGTACTTGAAGAAGCACGGCGGCATTGACGCGCGTACCGTGCAAACGCTCGGGACGACTTCAGCGCACAAACTGCTCAGTCGTCTCCGCGACAAGGGCTACCTGCATCCTGCTAATGACCCGCGCGGCTTCGTTTCGCTGCCGAACGCAAGCGGGCAGGGCTGCTACCGGTGGCATCGGTGGACGGGCAAACAATGAGCGCACTCGCTGCCCTGATACTTGCCATCGGCATCTACAACGCCGGCCTCGCGATCGGGCGGGGCATCGTGAATGCTGAGCGGCTACGCCAAGGCCAAAGCCTCGGCAAAGAGTAATCTAAGAGAAAGTGAGGTCAGTGTGTGCATTCAAGATCACAGGGCCGGGCGACTACCGAACTCGTGAAGGCGTGAATCTCTCGATTCGGAGGCGATCACGCGATGCTTCCGGGGCTCGTACCTGGCCGTGGATTGATCAGAACGAGTTTACCTACCGCAACAGCGGACATTGGTTGAATCCGAGAAACCCGCATCCGTTTGACATCGTAGCAAAGGTTCGCGCCCCCAAGCGCAAACGTCGCCCATCAAAACCAACCAAGAGGAGGATAACTCCCATGACCAATCGCACCCCCAACAAATACTTTATCGGCAAGCTCGATAAAGCCATCCGCGGGTCCGTCTATCGCATCTTCCGGCGCCGCAAGAATAAGATGCTGCTGACCGTTGATGAGATGTGGACGCGCTCGGGCTGGAAGAAAATGAAGAAGGGCTATTTCAAGATAAGCCATCTTCTGTACAGCCAGGCCGCCGCTCGTGAAGAGCAGCGGTGGTACAAGAAGCATGGGCTCTAATGGAAAAGCCGGGATGGGTGGAGTTCGCTCCCGTATGGGGGCGACCTCACCGGCCCGGACCTTCGGATAGGTTTAGTGAAAACCTGATTTCCAAGGTGTTCGGGCTGGCGATGGCAAATCTAAGGGGTGAGCTGTCGGAAGTAGATACGCAAATAAGGTTTGCTCGGCTTCAAGTGCAAATGTCGATGAGCCGTCAGATTGAAACAATGAGAAAGTGAGGAAATGAAATACCTGAATGACCAACAACTGATTGACCGAGTGCTTTGGTACGGCCTGCTTATGATGGCTGCTGCCTGGACGTTCTTCCAAGTGAAAGACGCTTTGCAGTGATTTGGATACTTGCTCTGCTGGTGCTCTGTATTGTGGTCGAGATCGCCTACTTCATGAGCATCAACTCAGGCACTATCCCAGGAGATCCAAGTTTCTTTCAGTGGATGCTCTGGCTTTGGAGGAGACTCTTCTAAGTGACCGTACGTAGCTGTACAGCACCCCAAAGTGGGACTTTTCCGTACGTTCATTCTTTGGATAATTGTCTCATACCTGCCTTGAAAGGGCCTAGCCCCCCTTGGCAAGGCCTTGAAGGTGGGGAAAATTGTCCCTAGAACAAGTTGACAAAACCCAGCGATTCACAAGTTGGGGCCGAATGGTAGAGGAAGCACATGGGCCGTCTTAACCGGATGGTAACCATACCCCGGCGAGGCTCTGGCGAGAGCGCTGCCATTGAACTCCAACTCAATTACAACCGACCCTCTTTTACCAGGTCGGGTTCGAGATTTCCGGGAGACCCCCGGAAATGCCAGAGGGGCCGCCCGTAGGCGACCCCCCATCTTGTAGAACTATGGACTCCTGAGCCGTCCTACCGGCTTGGGAGTCCTCTACAGTGAGAGCAAACCTGCTCCCAGCGTCCGAACCGGAACCTCTTGTAAGAGGTCACCCGGACCGGCATGTGGATCGGACAGAACAGCTTCACGCTGCCCTCCTTTCTTCACCTGACTAGCGGATTAGGCCGCCGCCCCTTGGGGCCTGATAGTTCAGCACCCAAACCTGTGATGAAGGGGCGCGGGAACGAATCGGGTGAAGTCCACAATCTCGTAAATACCAAAGGGCAATCCCGAATCACAACCAAGGGACGGCCTTAAGGCGAGAAATAAACAGCCTTCTCCACCTCAGAAGGGGATGTCGAAGTCTACCTCCTGTATCGCCGGTTTGGCCGGCATGGGTTGAATATTGATGGCGACCTGTTGCCGGCGGGCGACAGCCTCCTGCTCCCGGGCCGCGACCCGGAGGTCGTGCCACTCCACCGCGAACGGGGCCAACTTGTCCGCCAACGGCCGGAGGTCATAGGACAGCCGGTCCTCGCGCGTCTTCTTCTCCACGCGGGCGATAAAACCTTTATCCTGCAGAGACTTGAGGCAGCGCTGCACCTTGCGGATGCCCAACCCCATGCGCTTCGCGATCGTCTTCGAGTGCGGGAATGGCGCGCGCTCGGCAGCGTGCCAGTGCGTGATCAGGTGCATCAGCACGTTCATCTCGTGCGGATCGAGGCCCAGGCGGGCCTGATACAGCATCAGCACGACCGGGTAGGTGCCGAAGCCCGGCACGGACGACAGGCCCCACTTCGCCCGGACCCGCGTCCGGTCGATGATGATGTCGCCAATGCTTTCGTCCGTTGTGTCCATGACCGGCCATAAGCCCGGATTCTGCTATAGAGTCCATGGGTGATCTTTTAACGGTGTCTGATGGGACGCTTTTTGTAGAGGTTGGCACAGTCCCGTCCCGCTAGAGGTTCCATATTACCGCTGCTTGGGTTACTATCAGCGGGTGAACAGAGGACGAGCAGCGGCGATGCGACCGGACGGGATGCCGGTCGGCAAGCCGTTCCAGGCAGGGGAGTCCGGCAATCCGGCTGGCCGTCCTCCCGGCATTCCCAACCTTGAAGCCCGCGTACGGGCGCTGCTCGACGGGGACACCGTGCTTCCCCAGCCCATCGCCGACGCCATCCGGGCTCAGTGCGGCGAGGACAAGAAGGCCATCGACGCCGTCTTCATCGTCGGGCTGCTGCAGGCGCTGCAGGGCGACAAGGCCTGGGCTCAGTTCATCGTCGAGCGCGGCTGGGGGAAGGTGCCGGACAAGATAGAGGGCGGTGACCCCGCCAACCCAGTCCAGGTTGAGAACAGGCTCGAAGTCGTCCTCGTCCGGCCCAAGGGAAGCTCTGATGCTTGAACCGCATCGAGATCCCCGAAAAGTTCGCCGGGCTCTTTGAGCCGCATCGCTACAAGGTCTTCCATGGTGGCCGTGGTTCGGGGAAGAGCTGGTCGGTCGCCCGCGCTCTTGTCCACCTGGCTGCCCGCAAGCCCCTTCGCGTCGTATGCGCCCGTGAATTCCAGAACAGCATCGAGGAGAGCGTTCACCAGCTCCTCAAGGACCAGATTGAGCTGTTCAAGCTGCCTTACACCATCGGCAAGTACAGCATCACAAACAAGATTGGTTCTGAGTTCGTTTTCAAGGGCTTGGCGAAGAAGGACGCCACGGCCATCAAGTCGCTTGAAGGTTGCGACATATGCTGGGTTGAAGAAGCGGAAGCAGTCTCCGATGCCAGCTGGAAGAACCTTACCCCCACCGTGCGGAAGGATGGTTCCGAGATATGGATAACATTCAACCCGGACATTGAGGATGCGCCGACCTACCGCCGCTTCGTGCTGCGCCAGCCAACTGACTGCATCTCCATCCAAGTCAACTATTTCGACAATCCGTGGTTTCCCAAAGTTCTGGAGCAAGAGCGGCTCGATATGCTTCGGGATGACCCGGATTCCTATGACAACGTGTGGCTTGGAAAACCAAGAACCTTCAGTCAAGGCGCCATCTTCCGTCGGGAGATGGAGGCTATGAAGGAGGGCGGTCGCATCGGAAAGGTGCCGCACGACCCAAACAAGCCGGTCTTTGCAATCTTCGACTTGGGCCATGCCGCTAGCGGGAGAGGAGACCCCAACTCCGTTATCTTCGCTCAATCCGGTGCCGGGACAGGTTACAACCTCATCGACACTTGGGAGGGTAACAACGACACCCTTCCTAACGTCATCTCGACGGTTCTGCTCAAGAAGCCGTATCGATATGCGAAGGTCATCATTCCTCACGACGGCAACAACACCAACAATCACACCGGCAAGACGGACCAGGAAATAATCGAGGAGTTCGGCCTCTCGGTCGAGCTATTGGAGCGCGCTCCTTCACTCGACAAGGACATGAACAATATCCGGGTAATCTTCCCGTACCTCTATGCCGATGAAGAGAACTGCAAGGGCTTGCTTGCCGCGCTTCGTGGACACCGTCGCGAGCGTGACGACAAGACTGGCATCTGGAGGTTCAAGCACGACTGGACAAGCCACCCCGTCTCAGCTCTTCGCTACATGGCCGTTTACATCAACATGAATGGGGGACTGCCTGCGGCGAAAGTGGCAAATGACAACCACGCCACACCACGCCGCATGGTCGCCTGCTAAAATCATTTGCCAGCGAAAAAAGTTCGGCCTTATGATTCAGCAACAACGAAAGACATGGAGATGGCTACCGACAAACAACAAATGGAAACCCAAGACCAGCGCATGGAGCGCCTGAAGTCCGAGCGCGAGAAGGAGCGGCAGGAAGATATCGCCGCAAAAGTGGCGAAAGCCAAGAAGGGCGGCATCACAGGCAAGGCGCTGGATCTCTACACCAAGGCGCTGAACGAAAAGTCCGGGTTCACCCTCATCCCGGCAGGAAAGGCGCCGCAGACCGACAAGGAGACCGGCGAAGAGTCCGGCAATCACATGGTCGAGGTCGAGATGATTGACGGCAAGCCGATTGAGTTCGACGGCATGGTTGTCGTTTCGACGAAGTAGCCACCCATCGCAGAGTACACCGCCCGCGAGAAGGAACTCTTAGAGAAAGCTAAGAGCCAGTTCGAGGCTGCCATCTGCAACCCGACGTATCAGGGATGGTACAGGCAGGCGAAGCAGGCGTACGGCTTTTACGAGGGCGGTCTCAAGCATTGGACACCGCAAGAGATTGAGTCGATTGAGGCCATGGGCATCCAGCCCCTGACCTTCAACAAGATCCTGCCGCGCCTAAACAACGTCGCCGGCATGGAGGTGCAGACCCGCACCAAGGTGACGTTCCGGGCGCGCTCATACGACAAGAATGAAAAAGACACCGCAGAGGCGCTGAGCGATCTCGCGATGTTCGTCCAGGACAAGAACAACTCCACACATATCCTCAGCCATGTTGGCCATGATGCCCGTGTATGCGGCCTCGGCTGGCATGAGTTCGATGTGCAGGACGGCGTTATCCGTGAGGGCCGCTCCGACCCGCTGCTGACCATTCCCGACCTGGCTGACCGTACGCCCGGCCTGACTGAGCAGCGCTTCGTCGGCAAGGGCTGCTGGATGCCGAAGGATTTGGTCAAGCAGAAGTGGAGCGATGCTGACGTAGACGCCGCGCAGTGGGGATTTGCGATGCCCTTCGGTGGAGAGGCGTACTGCCCGGTGACGACCTGTGGCGGCTACATGAACGATGAGACCCAGATGGTGTTCGTCGTTGAGTGGTCAATGCGCATCCCGTCCAAATACTATGAGGTCATCGATCGTTCTAACCGACTGGTGACGACCTTCGATAAAGCGGAGGCCAAAGCCATCGCCGCTCGGCCTCAGTACAAAAACATCACGGAGAAGCAGGGCTATAAGATTGTCTTCGTCTACTTCACCGGCAACGTGCTGCTCGAGGTGCTCGAGGACAGCTATCAGCTCAACCCGGCCAAGGGCCTGTTCCTGCTCACTCCCACCGTCTGCTTCCGCGATAACGATACGGGGGCACCGTTCGGCTTGGTCCGCAACGCCATCGACCCGCAGCGCCGGTACAACAAGACCAAGAACCGTCTGATTTGGCTGCAGGCAGCCCACCAGGTCATCATGGAAGGCGATGCTGCGGACGAGCAAAAGGTACGTGACGAAGCAGCCCGCCCCGACGGTGTCCTTATCGTAAAAGCCGGTAAGCAACTTAATATCAATCGTCACGAACAGGCCATTGCCCAGCACCTTGCTGCGTTGGACAGCGACGACAAGGACATCCAGGCCGCGCTCGGCATCTATGATGAGAGCCTTGGCATCGAGACCAACGCCAACAGCGGTATCGCCATCCAAAAGCGCCAGCTCGGCTCCTCCCGCAACATGGCCATGGTCATTGATAACGCGCTGGCGGCCAAGAAGCGTTGGGCCGAAAAGCTCCTCTACCTCATCCAGTCCGTATTCACCGAACAGACCGCCTTCTGGGTCGTGGATGACAAGAACGAGATGCAACAGCTGGTGCTCAACCAGCCCGAGCTTGGTGCCGATGGAAAGCCAGCAAAGGACAAGAGCGGCAAGCCCATCCTCAAGTACGACATCAAGACCGGCGTCTACGACGTGTTCGTGGAGGAAGTGCCGGACGTAGCCTCTCAGCAAGAGGTTGCCCGAGACATGATCCTGCAGGCTCTTCCGGGTATCGGCGGTCTCCAGAACCTCACGCCTGGCTTCCTTGAGCTGCTTGGCGTTCCCCAATCTTCAAAGCTCATGCAGGAAGTGATGCAGGGCGTGCCGCAGAAGCTCGCCGCTGCAAACGCCGCTGCAGAAGCTGCAGCAAAGAATTCAGTAGGAGGCCTCGTGCCGACGAACACCCCCCAGCTCGGGGCGCCAATGCCGGCGTAGAGCACTACAACCACGGAAGTAGCGAACAATGACGACGACTGATGAGGACCAATTGCAACCGACCGCCGATGGCGAGGACACAGTAATCGACGAGACCGAAGCGCCTGCTGAAGGTGCCGAGGGCGAGGAGGGCACTGAACAGCCGGACCCGGAAGCAAATGGTGACGAGCAGAAAGAACAACCGAAACCGCAGGAGAATGCGGAGCTTAAGCAATGGCGCGACAAGGCCAACATCTCGAACGGGCAGCTTGCCACTGTCACGAGGACCCTCAAGGCCCTCAAGGACAAGGGACTGTTGACCGACGAAGCCATTGAAGAAGCTGCCGCAGCTCAAGGTGTTGACGTAAGCGCACTGCGCAGCGTCCTGAACCAGGAGCCTCCGCCAGCCAACCCCGTGCAAGCAAATGCGCAGCGCCTGGTTGAGCAGTTCGACCGGGAAAAGCCGGGCGAGTTGAAGCTGGCAATGGACGAAGCGTATGGCGAAGACACTCAAAAGTACTTTGATGCCTTCAACTGGCTGATTGGTGCGGACAAGGACGAGGTACAAGCCCTCGGAGATGTTCCCGCCAATAAGGTGGTTGCCTACGCAATCCGACGCGGGAAGGAAATCTTTGCTGAGTATGAGGAACTGCAAGCCTATGGCGGCTCTCCTCTCAAAGCTCACCGTGCCTTGAAGAAAGGTGCGGCCAAACCTCCTCAGCCGAAAAAAGAACGGACGCCCATGAATAGCAGTGAGGCCCCGCCGACGCCTAAACCGCGTCAGCCCGGGAAGAGCTTCTACGACGGCGTTTAAACAACAACGCAACGAAAGTGAGGTAATTGGCTACATTTACCGAAAACGTCGCAACTGGCAGTTCGCTCAAGCCCATCAACGTGGCTGACAGCGTCTTCCGGGGCTACAAAGAAGACAACCGCTTCAAGCGCCTTATGGGCAGCGGTGAAAACAACATCATCAACGTCAAGTTCTTCGAGAAGGGGGAAGGTGATACCTTCAAATTCCCGTTCTCCGCTGGCGTCCCGCTCAGTTCCTGGGTGGCCGACACCACTGTGATGGAGGATACCGGTGCGCAGTTGGTGAAAACAACCGACAGCATCACCATCGGTCTCAAGCGTGTGCCGATTCTGATTAATGGGTACACCATGAGCCAGAACCGCACCACGTTTGACCTGTGGGAGAATGACACCTTCGAGCTGAAGCGCAGTGTGGGTGAGAAGACCGAAGACGTGATCCTTAGTGCCTTCCTCGACACCAGCGCAGGCCGTGTGCAGGAGCGCTACCGGTACGGCTCTGACTACAACAACTGGAACGCCACCGCGGCGACTGCAAAGGCCAACGTCGACAACACCGATGACAAGCTGAAGCTGTCAGACATCAAGAACTTGGCTCTCCAGGCCAAGCGCAAGTACGTGTCCGGCGGTCTCCGCATGAACCCGTACCAGATCAAGACTGGCGAAGGCGGTGCTCCGGCCCGTAAGTGGATTTATGTAGGCCATTCGCTCTCGATCCGCGACCTGAAGGATGATCCCGACTTCCTGAACCAGATCATCTACAAGGACCGTCCTGAGTTCGATCTCATCGGTGGCTCCGACTATATCGGTGAGTACGAAGGCGTGATGATCTATGAGCTGAACAACGACAGCATGCTTGAAGCCTCTGCTGGCGCTGGCGGCATCCAGATCGCACACAACTTCCTGTTCGGCCAGAACGCCCTGGGTCTCGGCTTCGGTAAGGTGCCGCTGACGCCTGGCACTGCCATCAAGAAGGTGTCCGCACCTGAAGACCGCGGTGTCATCACCATCATGGAGAAGGACCACGGCCAGAAGGTTGAGGCGGGCTTCTCCTACGTGATTGGCGCCAAGCAGCTCTGCGAAAACACCTCCGGGACCTCGCAGGCCTTCGGCACCATCCACCACTACACCGCAGCGGTGGAGTAAGCGCCATGAACCAGAACCTCAAAGCTCTGGGTCTGGCGGCGGTTTTGACGGGCGCTCTTATGGGCGCCCTTCAGGCCGCGGACACCTCAGTTACCATCGTCTCACGGCAGACACCCAAGCATGTGGGGAGCACACCGACCGCCAGTTACGTCCATGCGACGGCAACGGCGACCGGCAGCTTTACCTACGACGTGCTGGACCCGAAGTCGAATGTGCCTGCATCCAAGATTGTTGGATGTATGACCACGACCGAAAGCTCCAACGGCACCGCGAAGCTCCTGAAGGCGACGCGGAGCGGCCGAACCGTAACCATCTCTGCCGGTGTCAGTGACACCGTGCTGGTCAGCGATACGGCGCGCACCCACTGCGACATAAAGCCGTAACCCACAGGGGCGGGGTAACGCCCCTAACTAATCGAAAGAACGAACGTGCCTACCGCAGCCCAGCTCATCACCAATATCCGCAGCCTGGCGCTGGTTGGTACGACGGGCGCGGTGGATCTGACCCGGGTCGAGGCCTACCTGAACATGGCCTATCGAGACCTCTATGAGAAAGTGGCGGAGCGGTACCCGTGGTTTGTCCAGGAGGTGGAAGAGGTATCCGTCATCTACGGTCAAGGCGAGTTCCACACGCAGCCCCTGCACATTCTCAGTGTCTACGACATTGGTGGCCAGCGGCTGCTGACTGCAACCGATATCGCCGCCATTGAGCAGAAAGACCCAGCGTTCACGTCCGCGGGTAGCCCGGAAGAATTCTACGTCCTCGGCTTCGACGCCCTGTGCTCCTGGCCGCAGAACGACACCACGCTCCGGGTGCGGTTCACTCCGAACGCTGCGGTTCTGTCCAATGACAGCACGGAAGCCGACATCAAGCTCCAGCCCGCCCACCATGACGTGCTGACTTGGGCCACATTGAAGCTGATGGCGTATGACGAGCGGGACAAAGTTGTTGGAGCTGAATTGGCTTTCAACCAGCAGGAGATGGACCGGGCAGAGGACCGCATGTGGCGCTGGTTCGATGCCCATGCACCCAAGAAGAGTAAACCAGTGAAAAGCTACATGCTTTGAGCGCCACGCGCATCGGCTTGTTCGATGGGCGTCTGCTGACGCTCTTTCCGCGCGCTCTACTGAACACTGCTCTCAGCCCGACGCTAGTCGTCAAGGACAAGCAGGCAAGGCTTATCGAGAACATCATTCCCAACACCAACAAGGCCGGCAGCGGTGCGAAGCGCTTTGGGCTATCCCGAAAGGGAAATGCGTTTGTCGGCGTTAGCGCGGTTGGAGAACCATTCGAGTATCGCAAGAGCGATGGCACCCTGCAGGTCATCCAGTATTTCAGCGACGGCAGCCTGCGGACCTTGGATGAAGGTACGGGCGCCTACACCATCATCAAGACCGGCCTTAATACCAGCGGCACGGTCGGGGCGGTACCGTTCAATGACAAGCTGGTCTTTTACAATGGCGTGGACAACTGCTTCGCGTGGGACGGCTCGACCTGCACCGACCTTGGGGAGTACGTGACCGATATCCTGGCCACATCAGCGACTCAGGTATCGACCTCGCAATTCACGTTGAAGCCTGGCGGCAGCCGCGCTGCGAGTGACTACCCCAATGGCCGCGCAATCAAAGTCACGTTCGCCACTTCTGGCGTCATCTCAGCCACAATCTCCTCCACCTCCTATAATGCTGGTACCAACACACTGACCATCAACGTGACCGGCACACCTTTCCCAGCTGTCGTGGAGACCATCGACAAGGTCGAATATTTCGCCAAGCCGCCAACCTTCAGCTTCCTCTTCGCTCACCTTGACCGCTTGTGGGGTCTCTCTGCAGGGGTTCTCAAGGCCAAGCAGTTTCGCGGGCAGGACGGCATGAAGGTCTGCTTCCAGGCAGCGGCTAACAACGAAAACTCCTGGTATTTCTACACAGGGACAGGAGCTACACAGGACATTCCATTCATCAATCTGCGCAACAAGGTGCCGCAGTTCGACGAGCTGGTTTCGATGTCAGTCATAGATGGCTCCGCCTGCTTCCACGGTCGGAGTTATCTGGTGCTCTATACGGGCGACGACCCGATGACGGTCGGCGGCTTCGTCTGGGCTAAGACCATCCCGGTAGGCACGGTCCATCAAAAGTTGGTGCAGCGTCTGCCCACCGACACACTCTTCGTCACACCCGCCGGCATCCGCTCTCTGCGGAAGGTCTTCCAGACCGAACAGGCAGAAGTCCTCGATGACCTCGGGGGTGATATCGACCCGACCGTCCAGGCCAAGATTAAAACGCTTTTGTCCGGTGATGCCGAGTACAGGAAGGCCCGGAGCTTCTACTATCCACATGACGGCTTGTATGGATTCAAACTCGATGACGATGGCCTGCTGGCCTTCATTCTGAACAAGCAGGGGGCAGGGTGGGTTATTCTGACGGGCTATTTCGCTGACGCGCTCGGCTTCCTAGGTACGACAGACGGCCGCCTTCTCGTGTCCAGGGCCACAAATCTCTATGCCTACGCCAACGGTACGGACGATGACGCACCGATCGCCTATAGCGACAACGGCAACGCCATTGATTGCAAATGGTGGATTCCGTGGGTGCAGATTGCCGGGCGCTGGGGCAACCGTGCTTTTGAGATTCTGGTGGAGCAGACTGCGGGCGGCACCATCACCATCGACCGCTTTATCAATTTCAATGAGCAGGACGTTGTGACGACCACAGCTCAGATGCAAGAGATGGGGTCGATGTGGGATGACGCGATGTGGGATGAAGCCACATGGGATGGCAACACTCAGAACCCGGTCGTATCCGATAAGTTTTTGGCTGACAGCTTCTCGGTTTTGGTGAGACACTTCGATACAGAGGGACCGAGATCCATTCTCGGGATAAGACCAATAGGAAGATGACGATGTGGATTTCCGTAAAGTAGCCCTTGGACTCGCGCTTCTCAGTTCAACCAGCTTCGCCGCAGTATGGGAACGCCCGTCCGGCGCCTACACGCCGTCAAACCACTCGGCTAACATCACGGAATTTCAGGACGATAGCGCCGCGCACCGCGCGATTTCGTCTGCAAAAGTGGACGGCAATCTCAACAAGGCCTTCGAGGGCCTGAACGATATTGAATCACGCACCCCGCCGTCAGTAACCAGCAACGCGGGGCTCTTCCTCACAAACGATGGTGCGTCTGCGCTATGGGCAGGCATATCCACATCCACGATTATCAGCGCCACCGGAGGCCTCTATTCTGGTGGCGATATCTCCGCCACCGGCCGCACCGTAACGGCGGACAAATTTACAGGTGCAACCGTCAGCGCGTCGTTGGTCAGCGCATCGACGCTTCGAGCTACCAGCGTAAGCGCCAGTAACATCTCGGCGACAAACTTAGCTGTCGGCAGCATCAGCGGCGTTCCGCTCGGCTTCAGTCACATTCAATCATTCGCCTCGAACGGCACCTACAGCTTCACACCAAGCACAACGCAATACGTGCGTATTCGTGTATGGGGGCCCGGCGGCAATGGTGGCAACGCCAGCGGGGCTACAAGCACCTGTGGCGGCGGTGGCG